GGAAGTGACAGAAAAACAACTGATAGACAGCTTGCATGAGGCTGTCACCCAAGAACTACTACTAAGAGTACGTAGTGGGGAAGCTACAGCTAGTGAACTATCAGTGGCTGTTAAGTTTCTTAAAGACAATGGAGCATCCTTGGATGTCATCATGGCAGAGAGTCCTATGGCTAACTTGCTACAGGACTTACCCTTTGATGTAGGGGAGCAACTACAATGAGAGAGGGTCCTAATGCAACGCTAAAGGCAGAGTTAAAGACACTGACAGGGGGTAACTGGACTCTCATAGCCCCTGTTAATGTCCAACGTACTTACCTGATGATACAGAACTCTTATGATGCACACACTATTGAAGTAGGGTTTGGTACAGATACAGTACCCCCTACACACGGCTTTAAGATTGAGGGTGCTGTAGCAGGTCATAAGATACCTGATGTAACCTTTCAGTTCGGTGTAGCCCCTATAAGTGCTGTATGGGCTAAAGCAGAGGATACACACCCCCACGACATAGATGTGGTATATGATGACTGATGTTCCAGAGCAGCTTAAAGACTTTAGAAACTTTACATACTATGTGTGGCAACACTTAGCTCTTCCTGAGCCTACGCCAGTACAGTATGACATAGCACAGTACCTTCAGAACAGTCCTAAACGGTGTATCATTGAGGCTTTCCGTGGTGTGGGTAAATCCTACATCACTGCTGCCTACGTGGTACACCAGCTACTGCTAGACCCACAGCTAAAGTTCATGGTTGTGTCAGCGTCTAAGGCACGTGCTGATGACTTCTCCACCTTTACTCAGCGACTGATTATGGAACTACCTTTGTGTAGACACCTGATCCCTAAGGACAGCCAGAGATGGTCTAAGATAGCCTTTGACGTAGCACCTGCTAAAGCCTCTGGTAGCCCCTCAGTAAAGTCTGTAGGGGTAACAGGACAGCTTACAGGTAGCCGTGCAGACATTATCATTGCTGATGACGTTGAAGTACCTAATAACTCCATGACACATATGATGCGTGAGAAACTGGGTGAGACTGTTAAGGAATTTGACGCTGTGTTAAAGCCTACAGGTAAGATTATCTACCTTGGTACACCACAGAATGAGATGTCTTTATACAATGTGTTACTCAACAGGGGTTACGAGATGCGGGTTTGGCCCGCTAGATACCCTACCCTAGATCGCGCAGAGAAGGCCTATGGGGGCAAGTTAGCTCCTATGCTGTATGATTCCCTACAAACAAACCTAGAGGCCGTGTATGGGCTTCCTACAGACCCTAAACGGTTTGACGATGATGACTTACTAGAAAGAGAACTCAGTTATGGTAGAAGCGGTTTTGCTCTGCAATTTATGTTGGATACTAGCCTCAGTGACGCAAATAAGTATCCGCTTAAACTGAGTGACCTACTGGTTTACTCATGCGATAAAGAGACTGCACCAGAAAAGCTGGTGTATGGTATCTTCAAACCCCTGCCAGACCTACCCAATGTTGGACTATCTGGGGACAAGTTCTACGCCCCTGAGGACACTGTAGGCCGTGCTGACTACACTGGTAGTGTATTAGCCATTGACCCCTCTGGTAGAGGCTCTGACGAGACAGCATACGCTGTTGTTAAGATGTTAAACGGCTTCTTACATGTTGTAGATGCTGGTGGTGTTGCAGGTGGCTACTCTGAGTCTACATTGCAGCACTTGTGTGACTTGGCTAAGATACATAAGGTTAATATGGTACTGGTAGAGAGTAACTTTGGTGACGGTATGTTCACAGAGTTGCTGAAGCCCTACCTGCTTAAGACACATCCTGTGACTGTTGAAGAGGTTAGACATAGTAAACAGAAGGAACACAGGATCATTGACACCCTAGAGCCTGTAATGAACCAGCATAAGCTTGTTATAGACCCTAAGGTTATCCAGAAGGACTATGAGAGTGTCCAGAACATGCCCCCTGAGAAGGGTATTAAGTACATGCTTACCTATCAGATGACTAGGATTACTAAGACTAGGGGAGCATTGGCTCACGATGATAGACTTGATGTACTTGCTATGGCTGTGCAGTATTGGGTAGACCAGATGGCATCAGATGCAGATGTACAAATAGCTTCAAGGAAGGAAGAACTGCTAGACAATGAGCTAGATAAGTTTATGTCTCACTTGAACTTAGGTACTAGAGACAGTCAGGAGTCAGGTTGGCTGGTGCTGTAGTGTTTTCTAAAGTGTACCTCTAAGGAAAGACCCCCTGTTACATATATTAACTATATGTTAAAGTATGTTTAGTATGTTTAACATTGTTTAACAGGTGTAGTAGGTGTGACATACTGCTTACTACTTCCTTAGAGGTATGCTTATGTATCGGCTTAAAGAATGTGGCAGTATGTTGAGAGTGTTTGACATGTGTCGGATGTTTGACAGGTGTCTCATTTTGGTAAAAAAATCTGAGAGGGTATATAACATTATGGAATCGCGCGTACCCCCGCGCATCCTTTAAGATTATACCACATTTCAGACATGTTGTCAATGTCAAACATTTGACACAATGGCTGGCAGATTGTTGAACATTGTTGCACATCTGCAACATGTGTGACATTTTTATCACATGTCTCTGTCTCTCTCTATCTATTCATTTGGATTTTCAACAATCTCAAACATTCTTCCCAATGTTTTCAGTCACTTATCATTTTTTTCATTTTATGGCTTCACAAAGCTTTCTGGATATGCTCAAATCTAATCATCAAAACGACAACAGCCTAATCACTAGCGACAAGCCCTTGCGGTAGCTACAAGGTGAAACAAAGCCAGACACGATGCCAGC